CTTGCATGTCAATGCACCATCTGGCCGAAAGCATCCGCGCCTTCCTGCCAATCAGATTGCAATGCAATGGCAGCGCGCATGGCGGTACGGAAGTAGATTCTCGCACGTTCATAAGCGTCCTTTGCATTCTCGCAATGGAATGTCAAGCAAATGTCGGCTGTGGTGCGGTCCACTTTGGCTTCACAGGCCATTCCGTCATTGAGGCCGGCACTCAGCAGAGCGGCCGCTGCCGTTGACAAACCAAACGCAGTGCCAACCGGCAATGCAACTTGGCCGTGGCCATCGCCAAGGAAGGTCCAACAAATGGAGTTTTGCAATTCGCTCATTTCAGTTCATTCCTTTTTGAGAAATCAATGAGCGCGGCGATGCCGTTGACGATATTGGTGTGGGCAAGGCCGAAGTCCTTAACAGCCTGCCCATTCCAACCCTCACCCTCTCGTTCGCGAACGCCATAGACTTGATCGCCAAGATCGAAGTGCGGATTGGCTTCAAGTTGCATTGCGCCGTTCACGATAGCTGCCAGCGCGTCAGCAAATTCTACCGCGTCCCTTGGTGATTTGCTGCTAAAGATTCCCTGGATATACGCGCTGGTTATGATCTTCTGTTCCATGTTGTATCCCCTGCTAGATTGATCGATGTGGGCGATTGGCTTAGGCGATGGTGAAGGTGAATGTCTTACCTTCATGCTCAAAATCGAGCTTGCCGGCTTCCTTGAGCTTCATCCGAAAGCGAATGTGCTTGCTCAAGGGCAGGCCAAGCGCCTCAAACGCTGCCTTGGTTGAGTTGTGCTGGTGTGCACCGTTCTTCGTGATGACCACGACGGCTTGCCGGTTAAGGCGCTCGGCGCGTACGGTTGGATCAGCCCAGCTGGCTGCGATGCCTTCGGCATTTGACTTGCGCTGGACCGGCACGATGCGGTCGCCTTTTTCGAGGTGCTCAACTTTGTAGCCTGGCTTCGCGGGGGTTGTCTCGGGCTTCTTGCCCTTTGCCAGGGTTAGTTGGGTGCCAGGCTTGCGCGCAGGCTTCGTTGCTTGATTGGCGACATGCTCAAGCACTTCAACAGGTGCCTTGACTTCGCCTGTTTCGATGACGCGGGTAGTTGGTGCTGCTGCTTGCCGCTTGACCACTTCAGTGACTTTCTCTTTGATCGTTACTTCGGCGCGTTCTAGTTCTTTCTGAATGCGCTTTTCAGCTTGTTCCATGCCTTTCTGCACTGCGACTTCAACAGCCTCTTCCACCGGCGCGACCCAGTTGGACTCTTCAGTTTTGATCTCTTCCAACAACTTATTGACTCGCTTCTCAGCGATGGCACGGTTTGTGAACTTAGAAATCTTTTTGTCAGCCGCCATATGCGAGTTGTAGAAGGCAAGCAGATCGCCTGTCTTTGCGGCGGAAACGTCGGAAGCGTTGCGAATTTGCACGTTCATGGTTTTCTCCTTCATTCTAGGCTATTCTTGGTTGTCGGCGGGACGTTATTGTCCGACCGTGAGTGAATCGTAAGGCCACTTTGAACAAAAAGCAACACCTTTCCAAAAATTCATCCAACTTTGTCGTAAGTGATTGACTAGTTGGGGCTTTGATGTTGGCGCTGCCCTGTTCGAAGCCTATACTAAGCGTCCAATCGTCGTTGAAACGTATATTTGAATGTACCAGCTTAACCCGTTCCTGCGCGAGTTCTGGCGAACAAAGGCCCGCAACAAGGTGTTGTACGGGGGTCGTGCGTCGTCTAAGTCGCACGACGCAGCAGGAATGGCCGTCTTTCTCGCGGCGAACTTCACGCTGAAGTTTCTTTGTGTGCGCCAATTTCAGAACAAGATTTCTGAGTCCGTCTATACGTTGCTCAAATCTAAGATTGAGAACAGCGAATTCAAGGATGAGTTTGTACTAACAAAAAACTCGATCAAGCACAAGACGACTGGCAGTGAGTTCATTTTCTACGGCATTGCGCGCAATCTGGAGGAAATCAAGTCAACAGAAGGTATCGACATTCTTTGGATCGAAGAGGCACACGCATTGACGGAAGATCAATGGCAGACGCTGAATGCAACGATCCGCGCGGATGGTTCGGAAGTCTGGATCATCTTCAACCCAGATGAGTACACTGATTATGTGTATCAGAACTTCATCCTGAATCCTCCAAAAAATACGATAACCAAGGAAATTAACTACAACAACAATCCATTCCTTTCGCAAACGATGCTTGAGGTCATTCAGGATGAATATGAACGCGATCCGTTGCTGGCAAAGCATATCTACGGTGGCCAGCCTAAGATGGGTCAGGATCGCGCTGTTATCAACATGCTCTATATCCTGGCCGCAATCGATGCGCACAAGAAAATTACAGTCATCGATAAGGATAAGCCGGCGCATCTGCAACGTAAGTGGGAAAAGATCGGCAAGCGCACGATAGGCTTTGACGTCGCGGATGATGGTGACGATCTATGTGCAACCATCGAATCACACGGAAACATCGTGACCGGCGCGGATCAATGGTTTGGTCTTGAAGATCAACTTCTTAAGTCAACGATTCGCGTATACAACCGTGCACTAGAGCTTGGTGCGTCGGTGACGTTCGATTCGATTGGCGTTGGTGCGCAGGTTGGGCCGAAGTTTGCAGAGTTAAATGACGCACGAAACTTTGATGTTGAATACGATGCGTTCAATGCTGGTTCTGGTGTAGAAAACCCAGATGGTGTTTATATGCGTCTGCCACACTTGAATATTTTGAACAAAGACCACTTTTCCAACATCAAAGCGCAGAAGTGGGATGAAGTGGCAACTCGGTTTCGTAAGACATACGAAGTCATTGAGCTTGGCGCGTCACATCCAATCGATGAACTAATATCGATTGATAGTGAGTCGTTTAAAGACAAGAAATTACTAGACAAGTTGAAGCTTGAGCTTGCCTCACCGAAGAAAGATGTTGATGGCAATGGAAGATTCAAAGTTGAGTCAAAGAAAGATATGCTGAAGCGCGGAATTAAGTCGCCAAACCTTGCAGATGCTTTCATAATGTCGCAAGTCAAACCGAAGCGCGCGGCGGTTGGATTTTTCGATGTTCCTCGCCGGCCGCGCGCTTCATTGCCGTCTAGTGCGCCAACAGATGGGCAAGCCAAGGCACAACCGTCTGCACCAGCACGACGGCCAAGAGCGCGAGTACAGCGCCAATAGGCATCCCGATGGCGAGACCGATGACGATGGTGCGCTCGCGTTTGTCGTCCTCATACGTCTTGTGTGCTGCGTTTGGCGTATCAACAAACTTGCGATTAACTGCCATATGCCCGCGATCCGCATCAGTTATGATTTGATTAGCATCTGTGATACGTTCCAAACTTGCACATATTTTTTCGGAAAGTTTCGGCTCCACTTCGCGCGATAGCTCTTGTACAACTGCTTGTTGTGGCTCCGGCGCAGGCGGCGTCGCGGTTGGCCTTGGTTCTTCTGCCGGTGCAAGCGCCTCAAGCGATGTTGGTTCTTTGATTGGTGAGTCATCCTTATCGACGAATTCATTTGGCCAGTTAATTTCGCGTGCTGCCTCTTCTTCAGTTTGATTGCGCCATTTTGCGCACGTAATCCACATGCGCCTGTCTTCAGCCGTGACGCGCGCAGGCTTTGACACAAAAACAAAACCACCCATGCATTGGCGTCCATGAAAGCCGCCTGCATGCGGTGAATCGAGCAGTGCAAGCGCCGTTGATCCGAATCCGTAGCGCACAAGATCACCGATTTGTGGTGAATAATCCAGATCACCGAACCAAGTTGGTATGCTCATTGATCATTCACTCCTGAACAGGAGAGCTTCGCAGTCCGCATCATCATCGACGTTGATGACTATTTGTTCATCGACTTCTGGAATGTCTATGATGCGCTGACGAAACTGTTCAGCCGTACTAATCGAATGCTCTTCGATGTAGTTGGCCAGATCGTCTGCATTCATATCGTCTGGGACGTCGAACGAAATGTTGATTATCACAGTCTATTCCTCCAAATACCCGGCACGGCCGGAATTTACGTTGGGTTGAATTTCCATCTTTCGCCCTTCTATCCTGCCATGCAATTCGGCTTCGACGGCCAGGCGATTTTGGGCTTGTGAAAATTTGACAGGCGATGTAGACCAATCTCCAAAATGTTCGTTGACTCGTTCGTTCTTTTTGACGACCATTAGCGCAGTGCCGACGTTTTCGGTTGTCGTCACCTCATTGCGCGTTTGAGTCAGATCGTTAAGCCTGCGCACAAGCTCATGCGCGCACCCGATCTTGAATGCTGTGTCTATGTCGCGTGGATGCCTGCCGGTTATGCCCTTGGCTTGAATGAATGCCTTGCAGAGTCGATTCATGTTCGCCATTAGGCTGTTGAACATTGCGATGGCCAGAGTAACGTCATTTTCGAAGCCGCGAAAGCAAATGACCTTGCCTAAAACGTTGCGTTTTTCATCGAATCGACGTTCAAAAACTGATTGGCAATCATTGAAGCGTGCAACGGCAACGGCAAGAATGCTCATGTATACAGGAACATTTTGGTATGGTTTGCGCTTTCCATCACGAAAAACGTCTCGCTTTCCGAATGCCTCTGTAACTTCCCCTTGAATGTCCACTTCGCTCAGTTGATATTTGTCCATCAAAGAACGCGCCCGACTGGCTGCAATCGCCGCCTCATTTGGCGATGATGAGTCC